TGGCCGCACGGATCTGCAGTTCCTGCTCTTTCAACTGCACCACAGGATCCACCGCACCCTCACCCCCGGCAAGCTGCGCCTGCATGTCCTTGGTCTGCATTGTGAACTCGGCCACCTTCAACGCAACCATGCCTTCTTTCTGGATCATCGATACCATCCGGTCAGGGTCCGTGCCGTACTGCTGGAAGATCTCCGCCTCAACAGCCTCTTCTGCTTTTAAGCGAATATGCTCAAGCATATGCTGCTGCAGAATCATCGCCGCCTGAGGATTGGCCTGCAACATCGGAGACATGCCCATCATCAAGTGCGCCGCTAAGTGCGCATCATGCTGCTGCCCAGCAAAAGCCTTCAAAGGCATCGTGTTCAAGACGTCTGAGTTTTCTGAGGCCGGGTCCCTTGGCATCTGCGTCATCGGCGCCCTCAAAATGCCATCAATATCCCGCACGTTCAACGCCGCATACACCCTGTAATACGCCTCGTACATGTTATGCATTTGAGGCGCAGACTGCGCTAGTTGCAACTGCGTTTGGGCAAGCGTAATTCGCTGCGCCGTAGAAAAGATGTTGGGGTCTGCCACAGGCAAAACCGCCACCATGTTGTTGAAATCCTTCTTCTTGATCTTGCGGCTTGCACCTGGGACCTCATAAGGGTACTCATCCGGGAGATATTCGCCAAACCCCCGCGCGAGCATCCTGAATTCAATACTTTGAGCATAATGCAGCCGTTTGTGGATTGCGGACATGACCATCGAACCGCGCTCCAACAACGCAAGCGTTGTTCCAACCGCAGCCATCTGGTTACCATCGCCCACTTGCATGTCAGCAATACTAGCGAGCCGCCGTCCGGCTTCCACCAAGAATCCAAGCAGCGCAAACAACGTCTGCGAAGGCTCCTTGTACGGCAAAGGCATCAAAGAGGCGCTTAGTTCAGCACCCCCTGCGTCAATATCCCGAAATTCACCCGGCTGGATGGGACTGTCGTCGTCCGCGATCCGCGCCCCACGCGCTTTAAATCCGGCCGGTAGGTTCGAGAGCGTACCCGCGTCCAAAAGTTGGCGCAATGCACTGGTTGCACCCTTTGACAGCCCACCAATTAGGTGAACAAAGCCCAAGCCATACGCCCCAAGGCCTTCAATCAGCACGTAATGGGTGAAATACTCCTTGCGACGCTTTAATGAGTCATCTTCGTTCCAGTTTCTCCGGATTCCCGCGATCCTGCCGCTGGTTTCTTCCATCGTAACCACGTAGGGAAGCTTGATTCCGGTGGGCTCTTCGTCTGCATCCAAGTCTTCAAAGCCCAAAAGGTCCAAATTGATGTGGAACTCAAGCAAGAAGATCTCTTCGGCATCGCTTGTTGGCTGAATTCCTGTAATTTTGTCCAAAGCCTTTTGAATTTGGCTTTGATTGGAGTCTTGATCCTCGGGCGGTGTGTCGTAATCAATGTATTCTCCCGCCAAAACACGCTTTTTGAACTCGTTAGCGTCCATTGCAATGCGGTGCGTGATCCTGTTGCACTGCGAAACAACGCTGGAGCCGGTGTAAGGGATATAAATGTCGTCTGCCAAGCACAACTTGCTAACCATACGGTCTAACTGCTGGTCAAAATAGACCTTTTTGAAGACCGAACCACCATAACCAAGGTAAAACAACGCCTGGTCGAACTCCGGTGTGTACTCTTCCATCACCGTCGTGATCTGGTAGTTCATGAAATCTTGAACACGGGCCGCCTGCTGCGCCTTGTCAATCGTTTCCTTGCCCAAAACCTGCGTTCTTACCGGCCCACCAGAGGGCATCAGCTCCTTCATGGCCTGCGCCTGGAACTGGACAATGGATTCTGTGAGCATTGGGTGCGTTGCGGCTGCTGCACCACGGAAAGGTTTTGTTCTTTCCTCAATCTTCAAGCCAAGAAGGTCCAGACCTTTAGCGTACATCTGCTCCCAGTCCTGCCTAGAGGACTTGTCTGCCTCGAAAATCTGGCCAAGCTCAGACGAGATCAAGCCCAGAACGTCGGGGTCAACAACGTCTGCTAAATTTGCATAGAAATCAACGCTGCTTGAATCCTCTTCACCGATCTCCACCGTCGCACTACCATCCTCTTCAAGAATGATCTCGATGTCCGGGAGGGTTTCTTCTGACGTGACCACCACGTCAAGCACTGGAGCTTCATTGACTACCTTATCGATGGGCATAATGCCGTTTCCTCTTTTCTGACAACCGGAATAACCTCCGACTGCGTCTCTATCCAAACCCTAGCACCACATGATAGCGGTTTATCCGGGCTGTAGATCACTTTACATGGACCCGTGATCTCGACCTCATGGGCATAAGTATTGGTTTTATAGGTCTTAACTGTCAAGACGGGCTCTACTACACCCGATTTGAGGTTGGATTTGATCACATGCTGGTTCACGTGGACGATGGTTTTCAACGAAGCTTCTCTTGTACAAACCGTTTTGCTTTAGCTGAAAGGGATTGGTCATAGTCTGGGATGTAAGGGGCAAGATCCTTCGCATCCAAACGATCCTGACGCAACCCTGTTACCGCTTTGTACTCAGCAATCAAGTCATCGTCACCACCAAAAACATTTTGTTTAATAAAGTTGTCCTTTGTCAGGTCAATACCCTTAAACGTTTCAATTCCTGAAAGGTCGGCAAGGTACTCACTAAGTTCTTCCCCCTTAGCTCCGAGCCTAAAAAACTCTAGATCAGGGTACTTTTTTGTTATGTAGTCACGCACTCGTTGACTCCCCAACTGTTCTTTAAACGCAGTAAGGTAGTCACGAGCTTTTTTGTAACTCATGCCCCGACCCATAAGATTTTGTTCCATAAAATACTCAGGTCCACCACCTTTAAGTTTTGTTATCTCAGAAACCTTTAGTTTTCCAGCAGGCTCCAAGTAGTGTTCAGGCTTTCCTGGCAACACCAAATCCTCTTTTGGAGTCTTTAGCTCACTTGGATCACCTGCGTAGGAATAACGCTTTCTTGCCTTACCCTCCATTTGATGGTCAAACTCATGCGAAAGGACTAGCGGATTAGACCTAAGAAATTTTGGATCGGCAAAAACCACTTCTGGCTTTGAATCAAAAACCTGTGCATTGTCAAACTCCTTCAAATCTTCAACAACCCTGTAGTTAGGAAACATTACCTTTGCTTCAGGAGGAGGCTTTAAACCCTTGATTTCTTTGCCCATGCGTTGTCGCAACATCTCTTCTTCCATGCGCTCGTCAAATGGCCCTCTGCCAGAATACTTCTCGTTCATCTGGTTGATGATCTCGTCTTTCCAACTGTCATCGTTGGCAACCTCCCCCTTAGGCGGTGATCCTTTTTGGCGTTTAACAGGAAGGTCCTCGGGCCGCGTTTCAGTGAACATCTCCATCATCGCGGCGTCGTCAGACATCTCACCCTGGGGCGGGGAGCCTTCTTCACGCTTAACAGGGAGATCCTTGGGATCATACTCAACCTCAACGGGCCGGCCATCACGGCCGATGTAGGCGTTGCCTAAAATACTTGGAAGCTGCCCGGGATCTTTTATTGTCTCTAACAAAACACTTAAAGCCTTTTTTGCAGGGCCCATTTTTTCGTATTCCTCAACTACGGGTGCCCTGTACTCGTTATAAAAGTCGTAAGTGTCTTTAATCACGCGACGACCACTAGGAAGCGTTTCATAGTTAAAGCGCCCAAGCGTTCGTGCAATGTCCGTGTCTTGCATTTTTTCTAAGGATGTTGACCCATAGGCGCCGTAATCATCTACAGCCCCTTTTATCCCCTTCCCTTGAACAACGTCTAAGGTTTGATTAACTTTTAACAGGCGATCTCTTAAGTGCGCTGGCAACCACTCGCTTTTTTGTTTATTCTCATCCAAGTAACTTTGGACTTTCTTGAGGTCAGGCTCGCCTATGATAGTAGCGATGCTTTCACTTATAGGGGCTTGATCAACAAACTTGTTAAAAAACCGTTCATACGCTTTGAACTTTTCCTTTGCAATTTCTGGACTGGCTGGTTTTTTATTCAGTTCACCATAAGCAATCCAATTCGGGTCTTGGACCATCTTGTTGGCAATATCTTTTGGTGGATTTAGTCTTTTTATTGTTTTATCCAAAGAAGACTGGAGGCCTGATTGTCTTTCTGTAATTTTTCTTAAACGCTCTGCTTGCGTTTTTTGAACCAGGTTATCTATTCTAGACAGTTCTTCTTCGGTAAAGTCCTCGGCCGTAATCGGATCCTTCTTGCCTAACAACGTCTCAAGATAAACGCGCGCATGAACAGGGATGTTTTCCTTGTACGCGCCCTTTAAATACTCGCCGACTGACTGTAGCTTTTCTGCAGAAGCAGGGGTGCCCGTCATCATCTCCTGGGTGAATGCATCGTCCGTCACCTCCCCACCCTCTTGATACCCGGACATCTCAAGCCGGCGCACACCCGACGACGACCCAGCAGGGCCGCCGTCACCGAACTTTTTTACAGCACCACCTTTCTTCAAGAACTGCACGTTCGCCTGTCCAAGACCCATCCTACCCGTTGGCGCATTGTCCGCATTCATCGCCGCCTTTGCATACGCAGCAACAGGATCAACCAAAGACTCCTGGATAGAACCCATCGCATTGGCAAGACCTGTAGCCACACTTCCCTGAGACGGCTGCTGACGCCGGATAAATTCCTGATTCGATATCTGAGGCACAACCTGTGCCGTAGGCTGCACCGCCGGCGGAGCAACGGGTTGTTCCGTGGGCCGTGATGCACGGACCACGGGCATCGAATCCGTCGGAGATACATACTGCGATGCTACACTCGGCATTGTTCGTGGCTCTTGGAACAAGGGCCTCGTTCCAGGCATACGGCTCATGATGAACTGTTGGACGTCCTGCTTTGGCAGTCCAAATACCGTAGGCTGCTGAGGCTGCGGGACCTGGCTTTGTATAAACTGCTGGACGTCCTGCTTTGGCAGTCCAAATACCGTAGGCTGCTGAGGCTGCGGGACCTGGCTTTGTATGAACTGCTGGTTCGAGAGCGCCGGGGGCGTCGTGACAACAGGTGGCGTGGTTACAGTAGGAATTGTCGTGGGTGGTGTAACAACAGGCTGTTGGGCAGAAGGTATCGCCGTCTGAATAGGAATCGTCGTTGACGGGAAACCCTCGTAGTCTTGGACCAAAGTAGGTTGAAACGGCGCAGTAAGCTTATTTAAATCTATGCCATCTTTGGCATATCGTGCAATTAGTTCTTTTTCAGCCTGGTCAACGCCGTATTGTTGAGTAAGAGTGGTAATATAATCTTTAGCTGCAGCTACATCTCCAGGGGCGTAATTATATTTAGATATAATCCTATCAGCCTCTTTTAACGATTCTTCTTTGGTTGATTTGTATAAAAGGTCATTAAGATTTAGATCTTTTTTTGCAAGACTGTCACGCAAGTATGTTTCAGCATTGCTAACACCAAGCTGTTGCCCGTACTGAGCAATATTTTCTCTAGACTCAGGGGTAAGGTTATACTTATTCATGAGCCTATCGGCTTCTTTTAGTGCATCTTCTCTAGAAAAAGATTCTAGTGGAGCAAAATCTCCTGTCCCCTGTTGGAGCTGTTGAACTCTTTCTTGTAACTGCTGAGTATCTTGCCTTAGCTGTTGTTGCTGTGCAGCAAATTCAGGGTTATCTCTTAAAAACTGTGCCTCACGAGCAGCTAGTTCAGCAGCCTGCTGTGCTTTGTATTCAGGAGTTTGTTTAAATTCCGCCCGTTCAGCCTTCTCTGCTACTTTCTGGGCTTCTGCTTGTTGGTTCCTAAGAGCTATTGCTGCTTCCCTATCCCCTCTAAAATCGGCTACAGCTATGCCTCTGTCTGTTTTTAGCTGATTTCTAGTAGTATCAACGTAGTTAGAAAGATCAGTTCTAGCTTTTTCAATTCTTGCTAATTCATCATTTCTCGTTGATGCTAAAGTAGCTATTGATTGATCTCGTTCAGTCCTAGCTTGTGCAAGAGCTTCTTTATATTGGTCGCTAGTAAGTTTTCCGGCTAAACGCTGGTCTGAAAGTCTTTCTGCTTTTGTATTGTATGCATCCCTAAGTTTTTCAGCCTGTGCGTTATATGCATTTCTAGCTGCGTCCCTTTCTGCTACAAGACGATCTCTGTCGCTGTCCCTTTGGGCAGATAAACTAGCAAGACCTTTTTGATATTGCGCGTTAATTGCATCTATTGAACCAGCAAATGTAATTCCCGTATTAATTCCCGTAGCGCCGCCCGAAGGAGGAGTTGGCCTCGGACGAAATAGTTGCATACCAGCTAGACGCTGCTTAATCGTGGGACGAGTTGGCTGCTGCTGACTATCCTGCTTAAACTCTGTCATGGCAATTTATCCTAAACGTTATCTGACACAAAAGCTATTGAGCCAATCGCAGACGGGATGGCTGGTCTGGCAAAAGGCGTTGTTTGCGCTGCATCATGAAATATGTATACACCATCAGTAGGGGTTGTGGGGTTGCCTGCTAGATCTGTAGCCCAATAAAGTTCAACCTCATCTCCAACACCCACTGTAAAGGTAGCCTCTCTAAATCCGCCCGCTTGTTCAATAGCTTGCGCAAAGGCATTTGGGCTTGTTATTTCAGCCATAATTTATCCTAGTAGTACTCCATCTCTTCGTGTGCGTCAGACGAATCGTCTTCTTCGTCCGTGTTCAATGCAATAAAATTACCCGCCCTAAACCGCATCAATGCCTGTGTCGTTGAGTCGACCATGTCATCATGATCCCCGTTTGGAAACGCCGCGCACTCCTCAATCAATTCGTCCGCCCACTCCGTCTCCGGTGCCCATACCATCCCTGATTCCAAAATCGGCGCAATCGAGTTCGCCCGCGATACCTTGTCTTGCCCCGCGCGCCGCCCACCAGGTGAGTACATTGTCACAGGAATACCTACCCTACGCAACTCCTGTTGCAACGTTATTCCCGTCGCCTTTGCCTCAATCAGAACATTGTCCGGATTCCAAGTCTTGTACTCCTCCCGTGCAATCCTTTTCAATTCGGGAAAATCCCACCGCCCCTTTTTCACATCTAAAAGAATGATATTGGGCCCTGAGTCTTGGTCCCTGACAAACACACCCCAGGTCGTGATCACCGAGTAGTCGGCCGTCTCCTTCTTGGAGTACGCCGTGTCATAGGACTGGATGATGTACTCAACCAAAGGTGGCTCCTCACTCGGCCACCGCTGCCACCACTCACGCTTA